CGCCAGACCTAGGACCACGTCCAGTAAAACCACCACCGTCCATGCTAATTGGATTAGAATTGCTTATCGAGCTATTTGATACAGGACCAAACGCAGCTTCAAATGCACCAAATAATTGATCTACAATTAACTTTTGTATGGCCATTTTAATTAAGCTATCAACAACACTTTTGGCAACACCTTTCATGGCTTCAGCAAAATTTTCCGCACCAGTAATCGCATCTACAAATCCATCACCAAACTCATCAAATGCTGGTCTAAACGAATCTTCAAACTCCTTAGCTTGATCTGCAAGTGCCTTAGCTGATTTTTCCGCTCTTTGTTCATCTTGTTTAAGTTGCTCATCTCTTATCTTCTGAGCTTTTTCTAATGCCTCTATCTCATTTAACTGAGATAACAGTATTTTTTTGTTGATGGGTTCGATATTCATTTTTTCTATGTTATATCGTTTTATTGCACTAGCAGATTTACCGTAATTATCTATTTCTTTTTGTAAAGACTCATTGGTTTTCTTAAATAATTCGTCAGACTTTTGTTTTAACAACTGATCTTTTTTGTCTTGTTCAGCTTTTTCACGTGCCTTTTGTATATTTTCCGCTAATAAATTTATTGCAGCTTTTTGTGTTTCATCAAATTCTTCTTGCGTATTTTTACTTGCAAGAACTTGAGCTTCAGTTTGTGTAAACGCAGCTAATTGTTGTTCTAGCTTCGCAATAGTTTTATCGTAAGACTCATTTAATTTTTCACTAGCTTTTGCAAGATCAACAGTAGTTTGATGATCTTTTTCCTTTTCAAATTGCAAAGCAGTCAAAGCAGATAATTGATCTTTTTCTGCTTCAGTTATTTCCATGTTTCTTATTTTGTACAACTCTAAAGCCAAAGAACCCATTCCAATTTGTTTGGTTTGATCTTTGACTTTATCTATCAGCTTTTGCCCATCTTTAGTGTTCCCATCCTGAACAATGCTAAGATCGCTCTGCTGAGAAATTAAGTCCTCTATTTTTGCACCCACTTCAGATACAGAACGTGCATACTCGTCTTGCGCTTTTGTGCTTTCTCTGTAATGTCCTGGTTGATTTGCCACTTTCTTGGCTAAACTAACTAATTCTTCTTCTTGTTCTTGAATTGCCTCAGTAATTTCTGCTTGTTTGTCGGCTAACTGTAGCGCAGCAAGTTCACGTTGAGCGCCTGATAACAAATTTATTTTGTCAATCAGATCCTTTACGTTTTCTTCGGACTGCTTCATTGCCTCATTCGTGGCGAAAAAGGCAGGAGCAAGAGACATAGAAAGAGCTGCACCAACAGCTACCAAAGCACCTATCATTGCGCCTTGAGGACCGAATAGAGAAGCAATCTGAGAACCCTGCTGACCGAATACCAGCATGGCGTTTTGACCCATTTGAAGCTGTACTGCAACGTCCTGGATCTGATGACCTACTTGACCAAATCCACCACGCATAAATCTTAATTGTTGATTAAGAACTTTCCCCTGCTTTTCTGTTTTCCGCATTTCACGATTGACTTTCTGAAATGCAGGAGAAGCGTTATCATGTGCCTTTATATCTAGAACCGCTCTAGCATTACCTGCCATCTTTTGACGCCTCAAGTTTATTTTGCTTTACACGCAAATAAGTAAACCAATGCTGAAATTCATCAACGGTCATCTGTAAAACGGTAGAGAGAGGTTGACCAAGATGCTCTGCTAACTGATACATAAGATATAAGTCAGTAGCCTCACCTTGATCATTTGTTAGTTTTTTTCACGTTCCTCTTCACTATCAGTAGTATCAAGCACAAAGTTTGCAACTTTAGATAAAACCTCTGGATCTACCTTTTTACGTAGTTTGACTTTATCACCAATATCGAAAACAGACTCACCATCTTTATCTGTAACACCATATATTAATGCGTATACCAAATAATCCGTGTTATCTCCATCTGCTCTTGCATACCATTTAGCTTTATCTTCCAAAGATAAGTTTTTCGAGTAGAGAGTAGTATCCCACTCATCTACCCGTAAACTTCTTATCTCTTTGCTACTAAAATGCGATATCGCTGTATCAATCAACTTTCCCATAGTTTATTCCCCTTAAATGTAAATAGTCTTCTTAGCTAACTGTAGTTTCGTCTAACGGGCCGCTACCAGTAACAGTAAAAGATGCTTCAACCAATCCATCTACCGAAGCAGTTTTACTTACAGTTGTGACAATAGAGCTTCCAGCCCATTCTTTATATCCGCTGCTATTTCCAGTTGGATACAATTTCAACGCAATTGTAGCTCCTTCCACAAGCGTAGCTTGTCCATTTGCATCACTATCATTCCATACCGCACTAAAAGAAGACGTCCAAGACTTTAATGTAGGCTTAATTTTAGTCCAACCATCTCCACCCATAACAGTATCTTCAGTAGTTGCTGAAGTTGTCTCAAGTGACCAATCTTTAATTTCAGCTACAGCGTTTGATCCAGAGTACACTGCGCCATCTTTTCCTGCATAAGTTGCCATTTTAATTACCTCTGCGCTTTAGCGCGTTATGTTAACAAAGGCCCAATCGCCGTTAAATAGAAACATCAGGATTGTTTTCACGTACCTGATATTGTACTTCAATAGTCAACGTAGCAACAGCCACGGGCTGATCTCCATCTCCATTGAAATCTGCACTAAAGTTGGTAACGCGCGTATCTTGAGCATGACCACCTCTAGTTAAATCTGTATATAATGCCTCTTCTACTTCTACACATATCTGATCTAAGGAATCATCATATCCGCTGACTCCTTTTACATAGATCTCTAGCTCAAACTCAGCAGTACGCATCTGTAGTCTAGGCGTACCTATCGTCTGATATTCTATCTCTTCTGCTTTATTAAACAATAAAATAGAAGGTAGCTTAGGACCACTTATGGGATAGACTCGACTCTGATATACATTTCTACCAGTGGTTGCCAGATCCGTTATCGTGGTCTTTATATTATCTCTTATTAATTTTCTAACATGGGCCATCTTGAGCCTCAAGTGCTAATTCTGTAATTCCAGTTCCATCTGCCATAACAATCGTTACATAATACTCAGATGATCTAATTGTAAAAGCATCACCTTCGGCAACACTTGGTATATCAGCAGTCCGACAAGTCAATCTAGGCTGACTCATCGCATAAGGCACAGAACCACCAGCTTCTACAGCTTCATAAACATTGTCATAGATCGCTTTAAGAGTAGCAACTGGACCAACCGTTGGCGTAAATGTAACCGTTTCTCCAAAGTCTGCAATCATGAATGATCTGTCATCAGCAGTTTCAACCATTATTTCTTAGCTCTTTTTTTAGGCTTTGGCTCATCTTCTGACAGACCAATGCTTCGATCTATAGTTTTATCTGGCTCTGCATAAGGAATCAATCTCTTCATAGACATCAAAGACTTAACTAAAGTCTCATCGTCTAAATCAACAACTGATCCTACTTGATGACCAGCACCTTTAATTACACAACCTTTAATGACTTCATATTTCATAACTTCCTCCTTTGCTAAAGCTAACTAAATTAATTAGCTTGAGTAAAGAAGGGGGGACGAATCCCCCCGACCTAATTAACCGTCATTACCGAATGCGAAGCTAACAGCGTGACGTACAGCTACGTCAACTGATTGCAATGCAACGATTCGTACAGTACCAGTAGTAGATGCAGTGTAAGGATCAACAATAAGATCCAACCCACCGAACATACCAATAAGTAGATCATCAAAGTTACCAAAGTATAGGTTTCCAGCAGTAGCCTGGTTAGAAACAATACCACGGTATCCATTGATTGAACCACCTGGCTCAACAACAAACTGAGCAGTCCCAGTTGCTTTCTCAGTAGTCTTCAACGCGCCATACATGCTGGCAGGTAGAATGTAAGACAAGTTACCTGCAAGAGCGTTATCTTCTGCAAGAGCTGTCTCAAGTGTTACTACCTCAGCAAATGTTGGAGTAGCGGCTGCGAAGTTAGTTACTTGGTTAACACCAGAAGTGCTAAGAATACCAGTAGGCTGACCAGAAGAACCAGTTCCTTCTAAACCAGCTTTGTCGATCGCAATACCCATAGCTTGAGAGAGATCATCACGAATCAAAGACTCAACGTCTAGGCTAGACTGAATGAGAAGCTGACGAGTTACGTCGGTGAAAGCACCCAAAGTCTTAGGAGCCATAGACACTTGACCAACAGTCATCTCAGTTTCAGATGCAGCTCCACCTTCAGAGCTAATCCAAGCGGCAGAAGACGCAGTGTTTTTCTTAGGTATCTTAACGTCTCCGCTAAGTCCACCAAGCATACGCGCTCCAGCTTGCATAACAGAAGATGCGTTACGCAGTACGTCGATGAAATCTCCACCACGGAAATCATCGCTGAACAAAGCAGCATCGTCTGAACTGTTCATGTCACGCTTCCAAGTACGTAGAACTTCAGCAGGGAGCATAATGCCCTGTGCAGTTTTACCGTATTGCTCGGCAGCAGCTCGTGAACACTCGAACTCAAAAGAAGCAGCTTCTTGCGCTCTGCGATCAGTTGGGTTAGCAAGAGCGTTAATAGCACGTACTAGGCTGAACTTCTTAACCTCAGCTTTGTCCATACCAATGTCTTGGCTCTCTAATGCACGATCAGAACCAATTACTTCTAACAACTCACCACGAAACTCTTCGATGCTTCTACCGTGAGAAATAGCCTCACGAGCCATCTCAGACTTATTGTGACGAGCGCCTAACTCAACGATCTGAGCGGCATTTCTTTGTGCGGTCTGCTGGGCTTCAGCCTTGACCGCTTCAATATCAACTTCTGACATAATGTTGTCCTCTTTAAATGAAGTTCTAATTTCAGGGTTATTTTTAGCTTCGCTCGAACGCCCAACGCCAACTGTCATATCGGCAGGTATAGACACCAAACTTGCTTCTACAGGCTTCCATGACGTTGCACGATATGTGTTCTTGTCATTTCTATCCCGATCCATCTTGCCGATAGAGTAACCAACGGATATGTTAGCCTTAATTCCATCAACAACATCAGAGAATGCTTCACGGGCTAGTTCGCCTTTTCCAAAACGTACTTTAGCGCGCAGTCTACGCGATTGCCCATCAAGATCTACCGATTCTACAACGCCAATTTGCTTTTCTGGATCATGATCCAGTAACAAAGGCGCTCGACCACTGCTCAAGAATGACAAATCAATCGATTCCTGATTGTGATCTAAAATTTCATTACCAAACGAACGCTCTACTGGCTCCTCGCTTGACAGAGCTATGCTTACAGTTCTCTTATCCTCGTCGATAGGAGACATGTCCATTGCCATTGATCTATGTTGTACTTCAACAGTGGATGATCTGTCGGTTTCTTCTGCTTGTACTTTAGGTTCAGATTCTTCATCGTGGACCTTCGCATAAGTAATTACATACGAATCATCTGTTTCTGCTACATTTTTGATATGTCTTTCGCCAGTGTCTTCAGCAATATCGACGTTGGCTTCTACTTCTTCACTCATAATAAACGCCTCAAGGTCTACTTGTTCGTCCACTGCCCGATCCTTACTCGACATTGGATGTTCTTTAGGTAAGAGATCGACATCGTGCTTACCGCTTCTAAATTTACCATTACGCAAAACATACAAAAAGCTATTTACTCTTGCGTATGCCCATTGCTCTGGCGACTTTACAGTAGGTCTTACTGACTGAGGATTGGTCTTATAAGCACCAATACCTCGTCTAAATACTGCTTCTAAAGTTCGTAGGCTGGTTCTTTTGCTTGCCGCATCACCAACCTTTTCATTGTGATCACTAACCTTCTTTTCTAACGCCTTTCTTACGCCACCACTAACTTCTGCTCGCTCCATTGATCTATCATCATCAAGCTGATCAGCAATTCTGCGTGACCACGAAAATCCAGCATCTCCACCCCACAAAGCCCAAGCAATTCTACCAGCAGACGGATAACCCTCTTCACCTGGGCTAAACCCTTCTGCTTTCTTATCTACCTCATGACGACTGAAAAAAGAAAACATCCTTTTAACAGTATCAAAAGACAGTTCTTTACGATTCTTTATATCTCTTGCGCGAGCAACACCAACCTCAGTTCCTCCGCGACCATACTCCTTACGCCATTCTAAGCCCTTATTGGCTTCAGATACCATGCCATCCGTAGGTCGAGTATTTATCTCTTTACCTTTATACTTCGGCATCATTATCTCCAGTTATTTCAGGATCAACAGAATTAAAATTAGCTCCGTATGGCTCAAACGCATAGGATACACCATATTGTTCAGCAATATCTCTGTCTCTTGCGATTTGGCTAGTAAGTTCTTCCACATCTTTACCGTATTGACTTGCGACGTCTGACAGACTTAATACGCCAGACTTCAGACCCATTAGGGCAGCATTCATCTCTTTTTGCGGATCAACCCAACTCCAAGCCTTGCCTCTAAACTCAGCAGCCTCAGAAAAACGATCAAACTGGCGTACAGGTATACCAAAACTATTGACTTCCATAGCAGAGGATAGCCATTCATCATAAACTACTCTAACAAAGTGATCTATCATGAACTTTTGCATGTTTTTATAGCTATCACGCTCCTCAAGTGCGCCCTGACGTATAGAACTATAGCTAACAGACTCTAAGTCATTAGACAGAGCAAAATAGCTTACGCCAAGCGCTGAAGCTATACCCTTTAAAACTGCCTTGTGAAATGCGTCAAACTCATTGTTTGGATACTGTGGATCAAACGTCTTAAAATCAACACCGTTAGGTAACTGATGGAATGTGCCTGGAGATGCTTCCATGATTGGCATATTCCCATCCAAATCATCTGCGACAAATCCATCACCACTCGGTGAAGTAAAGAATCCCATTTTACTTGCTCCAATACGAGCATTTATAATAGCCGCCTCACGCAACGCACCTAACTGCTTCATAGCAGGTATAGCTGAAGCCATCCAAGGTTCACCACGAGTCTGCCCAGCACGATGAGGATCATACAAGTGAATCATTTTATCCGCGGGTATGCGAACATGCTTCTTAGACTTTGCTGTAGTAGCGTAATCATAATCACCAGGATGATATGTCATCACATGATAAGCTACAGGTCGCTTAAACTTGTTTAACTCAACACCCATGCGAACTTCATTACCGTTTGATAGCCTTTCGTTCTTTTGCTCATCAATTTGATCAGGTTCAATGAATTCTAATGCAAATGAGTCGTGAAACGATGCACCTCTATGCTTTACTATAAAGACCTCACCGTCTCTCGCTAAACACTCCATCGCTAATTTTTGCGCGTCGATCCAAGACATTCCGCCATCAACGGTGCAATTACCTAACTTGCCCCACTTCTTAAACGCAGATTCAGCCCTCTGATTGCCATCTTGATCCAATTTACCTATGGAATCAGTCGCCTTTACTTGCAAAGAGAAGCCTTTTTCGCCAATTACGTTATTTTTTAGTAGAT